GTTGATCCTGTTCAGGGTATCGACACCGATAGTCTTCACAGCCTTGGCGCGAACCACGTACTCACCGGACGACAGCCTGGCGTCGATCTTGTCAGCCGTGGGCCCGCCAGGACCGCGCACCCGGCCACCCCGCTGGGCGAGGCCACCAGAGGCGAACGGCACACGTGCGGCCTTCAGCTCCTTGATGCCCGGCAGGTTGGCGAACGTGCCGTTCCACGCCTTGCGCAGACCGTTGTTGTACACGGTCTTCACGAAGAACTTCACCGGCTGCTTGAAGATCTTCGGCAGGCGGCCCTGCCAGATCTTCTTGATCGCGTCCGTCGTGTTGTCGAACGCCTTCCGCATCTTCTTCAGGGCGCCATCGATAGCCTTACGGATCTCGCCCAGGCGCTTCTTCGTGCGCGACTTGACATTGTCAAGAACGTCACTCCACGACTTGCGGATCTTCCCGGCGACCTTGTCGAAGTTGTTGCCGACCTGCCTGCGGAACTTCTGTACCGTGCCGACGACCTTGTTGAAGTCCTTGCGCGCGTTGTCCCGCACGGACTCGGTCGCCCGGCTCCAATGCCTACGGATGGCCTTGGCGACCCGGTCGAACGCCTTGCCGACACCCTTACGGAGCTGGTTGGCCTGCTTCGCCGCGCCGTTGAAGTCCTTCCTGGCGTTGTCGCGGACAGACTCGGTAGCCTTGCCCCAATGCCTGCGGATGGCCTTGGCCACCCTCTGGAAGTTCTTCCCAACACCCTTGCGAAGCTGGTTTGCCTGCTTACCGGCAGAATTGAAGTCCTTCCTGGCGTTGTCCTTGACAGACTCCGTGGCCTTACCGAAGTGCCTCCGGATGGTCTTGGCGATGTTCTTGAAGGAGCGGCCCAGCTTGTTGCGGAACGCCCTCGTGTGGTGGATGACCTTGTCGAACCGCTGGCGAGTGGTCTTCCGGATGAACGTGGTCGCCTTGTCCCAGGACTGCCGGACGTTCCTGGCACCGTTCTTGAAGTGCTTACCGGCCTTGTTCTTGACCTTGTTGCCGGTCTTGACGGCGCCCGTTCCGAACTTCTTGAGCATCTTGTCGGCGTCCTTGCCGGAGATGCCCATCTTCTTGAGTTCTTTACGGGAGAAGCCCGTCTGCTTCGACAGGGCCCTCAGACCACCGCCGCTCTTCTTGGCGTTCTTCCCGAACCTCTGAGCGTTATTGCCACCTATGCGAAGCTGCCTGCCGAACAGAGAGACGTGCTTCCTGCCGCCCTTGGCGTGCTTACCGAAGTTCTTCGAATTGTTACCAGCGATGTTCAGTTTCCGGCCGAACAGAGAGACGTGCTTCTCAGACTTCCTGGTCTCCTTACGCATGCCATGGAGACGGTTCCTGGCCTTGCCGACATGCTTGTTGAACGGCTTGATCACCTTGTTGTTCTCGTGAAACGCCTGGTGCAGACCACTGCCGAAGAGGGCGTGCGCGGCATCGCCAATGGCACCGCCGACATCTTCAAGGATGTTCCCGCCAGTCTCGATGGCGCCCTTAAAAGCGTCAAGAGGACCGAAGGTTACAGCCTTGAGCGCGCCACCCAGGTCGCCAAGCATGTCCATCACGAACTCGATGGCACCCTTGAACTTGTCCATGGCGATACGGCCAGCCTTGGTCTTGATGGCCAGCCACAGTATCGCTCCGGCAGCAAGAACACCCAGGGCGATCAAGCCCCCAGGGCCAGCAAGGAACCCGAGTAGGGCGCCAATGCCCAGGCGAAGTGCACCTATAGCCCCGGTAGTGCCGAAGATCCTGGCTCTCCAAGTCTTGAAGATGCCGGTCAGGCCACCCTTGCCCTTGATCTTCTTGCGCAGGACATTCAGGCCGAAGCCACCGGCGATCAACTGGCCCAGCTTGCCGATAAGCTTGCCCATGCCGCCGCGCAGACCCTTGAGGGCATTCTTGAAGCCGTTCGTGGCCTTCTTAGCGCCCTTCATGGCCTTAGAGTTCTTCTTGGTGGCGTCCGTGCCCGACCTGGTGCGCTTGTTGGACAGCTTCTTCCAGAACGCCCAAGCGGCAAGGGCGATCCTCGCCCCCACGATGGCGGGCTTCAGAGCGATGTAGGCGATAATGAGCGCTTTGAGCTGGCCGACACTCAACCGGTTAGCGATTTTCAGGAAGAGAATGGCCACGCGGAGCATGGGCGGACCCAGCTCATGAAACGCCTTGATCAGCTTGGGAAGCAGCTTTCCGATTTGCCTGAAGAACTTGCGTACCTGCGGACTGTGCTTCTTGGTGTGGTTCAGCCACCTGCGGAAGCCGCCCTTCGCCGCCCACTTGGCCAAAGCTCGGGCGCCCTCACGGATGCGCCTTGACAGTCTCCGGGCAAGCGGAAGCGAATCCCGGAACGCACGTCCCAGGAATTTGAGTACACTCCTGGCAGCAGCGGCCAGGTTTCGCATGATCGGGACGCCGTGCTTCCTCATGTGATTGACGAAACGGCGGAACCCACTAGATCGGTCCATCCAGTTCGCGAACGCCCTGGCGATCCTGCGGAAGATCGGGGCGATAGCGTTGACAAGCGGCTTCAGCTTGTGCATGTTCCGCGTGATCGCCTTCAAAGCGATGTTGATCGGAACGAGGAGCCTTCCGCCTACCTTGGTGGCGAGGAACTTGTTCCACGCATTGCGCATGGCGTTCACAGCGTTGACGTGTTCCCGCTGCGACTTGGTCATCTTCTTGTTCTGCTCGGCGAGCTGGAACGCGCGCCTGCTTGCCAGAAGGGCCAAGGCCGCGAAGCCGCCGAAACCGATGGCCGCAGCGGCTCCCATGGCTACAAGTCCAGCACCCAGTCGCGCCAGAGCCTCAACCACCGGTATCAGGGCAATAGTGGCAGCTACGGCAGCTCTGGCCACAAAGCCCCTGAACACGCCCCGGAAGGCCCTGCCCACCCTGTTGGTCCTGCCGATCTCGTTGCCCACGTCGAACACGGCAGTGCGCAGACGGCGAAGACCCCTGAACGGGGCGCGGATAGCCCTGCCGACAGCGAACATGGTGCGCCTGAACCTGTGGGCATCATGGTCAGCGTCGTTGAACGACCTGCCCAGCCCTCGAAGATGGGCTCGCGGCTTCTTCAGGGAGCGCGCCAGCATCTTGTTGGACTTGTCCATCCGGTTCATAGACCGGTTGAGCCTGTCGGAGTCCTTCCCCACGCCCTGCATGGTGTCGCCGAACTGGTTGAGATTGCGGCGAGCCCTCCGCATCCCCCGCCCGTTCCAGTGAGAGAAGATGTTGATGCCGAGATTGGTTACACGAGCCATCAGGTGTCCTCCCTTTCAGGCTTGTCGTGCAATTCATGCGGACGCGGGATGGGCTTCGGGTCCGGACCGTCCTCGCCGGTTTGAACCTTGAGAAGCATCTGAAGGTGCTCCTGTATGGAAGCAAGCACCTCGTGCGTGTAGCTGTCCCCGAGAGGACCGGCCACTCTCTCGTAGGCTATCCACTCGGTCAACTCGGTTGAACTCATCGAATTCAACATCTCGTTGACCGAGCGGTAGCCCAACGCCAGCGTTAGCCGGAAGTAGAACTCTTGCTGGCCGAGCCGAAATTTTCGACCGCCTCGTCCGTCTCATCCTCGCCCAGGCCGGACAGCTCCTGGGCAGCCTCGTAGATGCGGTCGAGACCCTTGGAGGGCAAGTTCCCGAGGGTCAGAAGATCCTCGTCTGAATCGGTGAACATGCGGTTGCCGTTGTCGTCCACGAGGCACATGGACACCAGGCGAGCACGTGCGTGCGTCAGCTCAGGCACGATGTTCCCGCTCTTGCGGTCGATCGACATGATGGAACGCTCGTAACGGCCCCGCTCCAGCCCGGTAAGCTCCTTGATGCGCACCGTGGTCTGCCACTCGGGAACGTCGAACTCCTTGGTGAGGAGAGAGCCCTTCGCCTTCTTGAGAAGTTCGTCCTTGTCCAGCTTGTCGTACTTAGCCATGATGTTGCTCCTAGAGCTTCTTGATGTACAGGATGTTGTTGAAGGTGGCGCTGAACACCAGTTCGCCGCTGGACAGCTTGAAACTGACCACGTTGCCCTGATCGTTGAAGGCGTAGAAGTCAGCCTTCACCACAGTGTAGTCCGAAACCACGCCATCCTCGCGGATAAAGTTTACGGAATAGCTATTCATGCGGGGTTTCCTCGCGGGGGGTCCTGATGAGATCGGGCACCCAGTAGAAGCTTGAGACGATCCATCCGAGCTGTTCACGGTTGATCTCATAGCCCAGCTCGTTGAGAAGGCGCAACTCGTTGACGTTTTCGGCCCGTTCGCGACGCCTCTCCCTGACTGACTCGTTCTTGTTGGCCTCGGCCAGCTTCGACTCGATTCGATCAAGGTGACATTCGATCTTCTTGAGCACACGCTCGATCTTGGCGCCCTCGGTGTAGGCGGCATCCCAGTCGCGCACATCCTGCACGATGCGCTTCAAGGTGTCGTTGTCAACGCCGTCGTACTGGCGACCGTACTGCTTCTGTTCTGCGGTAGTCATGTTGATATCCCTGTGCGTGATAGTGATACTGCGGGGTGCGTGAGAAGGTGACCGGGAGGCCCCGCATGACTCCCGGCCACCGGTCTATCCGGCATCGGCGATCCTGTCAACCGACTCCTGTAGCTCGTCGAACATGTTACGAATCAGGCGCTCGTCGGCATCCGCGAACGTATTCGTGAACCAGCCCGGCTTCAGAGGCCGCTGCTGATACCACTGACTACGGTCACCGAAGAACGGGTGACGCCAGCCCTGGGCCCTGTCCATGGCGAACGGGAGATTCTTCTCGTCCTGTTGCCCCATGTGCGTAGACACGGTCGAAGCCCCGCCACGGTGCATCGCACGAAGCCCTCGTGCGACACGCCTGCGAAGCCCGGTATGCCTAGACGGGCCACCTGACAGTTGCAGGGCAAGAACTTTGGCTCTTGCCTCCCGTACCAGGGCGTCCACGACCCGACGTTGCACCCTTTCGAGGCGCTTGTCCATGAATTTGTCTTCTTCGCGGAGCTGAGCGCGGATGCGAGCGAACTCCGGGCCGTGGACGACCGTGATGAACTCGGGCATGGCTACGGTGTGACGTCCTGCGTGAACGTACCACGCTGAACCGGGAACGTCACCGAGGTCTCGGAAAGCTCGCCCACGGAACCGTTCAGCGGGCTGTACTCCAGAAGGATGCACGTACCGCTGTACTCGGGGTTGGTGGACGAAATCGCCGCCGTGGTGGGCTTGACTGCCACGGTGAACTCGGTCTCGTTGTTCCACAGCGGCCACAGGGTGGCATCGACCTCGGTAGCGGCGAAGTCCTGCTGGAAGTTCACCACGAACGAGTTGTCCTGAAGACCCGCCTTGCGCTCACGACCGGAGCCGTCGAACGAGGTCGTGTCGATGTCGTCCTTGGACGCGTTGATTTCCACAGAGGAAACGTGGTCGGAAAGCGTGACCCCGTTCACAACGATGACGCAGTCACGGAGGATCTGCTTAGCCATTATCGGCCTCCTTCACTTGGTCGGCCGACTCTTCGGCCAGATCCTTGGGTTCAACCATCTCGACGAGATGGCCAGCTTGTACGAGGGCGCGCGTAGCTCCGATGTCCCAGAGGTCCACGAGGTCGCCCTTGCTCTTCCCGTGGCAGATGTGGTTCCCGGTCACCTTGTAGGTCTTCATGACGCCAGGCTCCGGGTCAGCCACCGGGGGGGGAGTCCGGGAAGCTAGACGCTCCTCCGCCTTCCGCCTGTCCCGCTCGGCAAGCTGTTCCGGCGTGGGAGGGGCTGCCCTGCGATGTGCGCGTGCCATTTATCACTCCGACCAGTTAGCGGCAACAACCGCGACAGTAACGTCGGTCTGGGCCGACGTGGTTATGGTGGCCCGCCCGTCCGTACCCGCGTAATCAGGGTGGAGAGGAATCCACAGCTCACCAGTGTTGGCCCCCAGGGTGTACTCGACATCGTTGTCAACCTGGGTGTACGGGGTGAGCGCCGCAGGAACCTCAACGGAGATTGTCCTAGTCGAAGCGTTGGTGTTCTTGTACACGATGAAGATACCCTTGCCAGTCTCCGCCGTGTCGGACGCCGCCGCAGCCCCAAAAGTGGGAGCAGTACCGGCATAGCCGATTCGTTGCGTTGTGAGCGCAGCCATGGCGCTCCCTCCTTAGCTAGTGCCCGACGTGAGGACCGTCAGGTCGAGAATTGCTCCGATGTGACGGACCTTGGCCAGATCAAAACTTCCGCCATACGCCCGCATACCTCGCACGAACGCGTCTTCGACAACGCCGCCGAGGGTTGGATTGTTGTAAATGACCTGCCGGATACTCTTGGTTCCGGCGCCAGACAAGTAGGGATCCAGCTTGTCCTGCGTGACCGTCGTCTCCTGCCACGCGATAACCACGTACAGGTTGAACGTCCACTCGTCCGTACCCCGCTGCATCGTCCTGGCGAAGTTCGCCACGTCCGGCATGACCACCACCGAATGGCCCTCGGTGATGTCAGGGATGGTGTCGTACACCCTCAAGGCGGGGATGTTGTCCCCGATGGTGTCCTTCAGCGCATCGCGCATCTCAGTGAGTGTCGCCATCAGGCCACCAGAATCGAGTTGCGCCGGTACGGATCCAGCTTGGTCATAGCCGTCTTGTTGTCGCGAAGCCGGACAAATCCGAACTCGCCCATACCGGCCACCCCCAGAGGCACCGTGGCCAGCTTGAACGTCTCCGCCGCCAGGATGAGCGTCGCCGTCCTGACAGGAGCGGGCACAGAGGACCACCCCCAGCGGGCAGTCACCTCAAGAGTGGCCCTGCCTTTGCAGTTGACGGGAAAGTCTAGACTGTCCCCAACCGCGCGAATCCTGTAGTACGGCCAGCCCGTGGTCCCCTCCTGAATCCCGTCAAGGGGTTCAAGCTGATAGTCCGCGCTCGTCCACGTCTCCTCGTACGTGCCGTCATCGTCGTCGTCGGTCTTGATGACGAGCCCGGTCAGGCTGTTGAAGTCGTCTACGAGGGCGAGCTTCTGGCGGGTCGGGTAGAACTTCCTCGCCGAGGCGGAGCCAGCGTCGTTGAAAGTCCTACCGCAGTACCGTTCCACAGCCCTGGACGCCGTCAAGATCGCATCGTCGAGACGGGCATCATAATCCGTCCTGTCGATGTCGATGTACTCCTTCAACTCGTCCAGAGTCACATACGTATCGCCCAGGGCCATGTCCCCTCCTAGAACTGCTCGTTCTTCTTGACGCCGTCGAACGACTCGACGAGAGCCGTGCCCTTGAGTTCGACGTTGCCGTCCGTGAGGTCACGGACAAGGTAGAAGACGCCGTTGTTGCCCTTGTGAGGACCGCTCATCACCTCGTACTTGTGGCCGTGCGAGGTGACCTTCACTTCACCCTTCTTGAGCGCCATTGTTCCTCCTATGCCACCGAAGCGGCCAATGTGTAGGTTGCCGAGTCAGTGTCCCCATGTGTCACGGTTACTCGGATCACCTGGGGCAGGAAGTCGTTCGCTATACTTCCGGCCGCAGCAGTCAGGCTGGGGCCGACCTTGTAGACGGTCGTGCTGACAGTGGCCACGGCAGACCCAGCCGTCAGGACGCTGTACACCTTCCCTGAGACCCGGTCCACACCCTCAACCTTGAAGGTAAGGGCGGGAGTTGCGGTCACAGCCGTCACGTCCAGGATGAAGTTCCCGTACTTGGTACCGGCCGGAAGCTCGAACTCCTGAGTATCCGGCGTGGCCGTGCGGGCGGCGGACGCGTAGATAGAGAAGTTCTGCCCCACCGGTCCGACGATGTTGTTCGCCATGGCCTACTCCTTACTTGTAGTAGTCCAGAACGAAGACCCTGGCAGCATCGGCGGCGGTAATGGCGGTCACCGTATTCTTCTCGACCTCGTCGTCATCAACAACAGATGCGGAGATGGTGTCCACGGCGTTGTCCACCCAGAGGTTGACGAACGACTTCCTGGGAAGAGTCACCGGGAGGCCAAACTTGGCCCCAGTGCCGATGGCCGTGGTTGCGCCGGTGCCGTTGTGCGCCGGGATGACGATGGACGTCACGGTGGCGAACGCCTTGTTGCCGACCACAGTCGTGGCGCTGTCGGCCGTGAAGACCGGCAGAACCTCGGAGATGGTCTCTCCCCAGATGTTCGTGCCGTTGATGGTGACCTGAATGGCGCCGATGTCGCCAGCGGTACCACCAGAAGTGGCCGTGATGTTCCGGGCGATGCCAGGGTTGGTGATCGCGGTAGTCACGGTCTGCTCGGAGCCGTTGTCGGTCACGGCGGCGTGAACTGCCGTGGTGGTACCCAGAGCGGGCGCGCCGAAGCTGTAGCTGAGAATTCGTGAACGGCCCTGCTGGTGCTTGCCGTAGTTGCCGTCAGGCATTTCTTACTCCTTGGGTTGCGGACCACGCTTGGCCCTTGGGGTGAAGAGGGGGAGCCCCGGAGTTGTGAGGCTCCCCCACGATCATCACAGTCCGGTGACGGTACCGAACGCCTTCGGACGGAAGTGGACGGCCACGGCGCGGATGTCCGCACGGACCGCCTGCTTGCCTTCGATGAACTGGGTGCCGTGCGAGTTGGTGATCTGCACGTCCATGCCCCTGCGAAGGAAGAACATGGAGTAGGTGGCGTAGTCACCGGCGACCATCTTGGTGGAGGTGACCGCCGTGGTCTGGACAATCGGAACACCCCAGAGGGTGGCCGGGCCCATCGCGGACGGGTGACCCCAGATGTACTGGCCATCGGCCGTCTTGGACAGGAGGACTTCCTGCCACTTGTTCGGGCGGATGAACGCCACGGTCGCACGGGCGAAACCGTCGTCCTCAATCTTGGTGAACAGCTTCAGGGCCGCGTCCATGATGGAGTCGGTGCCCTTGGCCTGCGTCTGGATACCAGACACGGACTCGGTGCCGAGAAGGTTCGGCGTGGAACCATCACCAACGAGGAGCTGAGAGTCCAGGCGCCGCTGGATCTGCTCGGTCAGACGGGACTGGAGGTAAGCGCGGGCGGCAGGCTCGTCCTCAAGCTTCTCGTCCGTGACCGGCACCCAGGCGCCGACCTTCTCGACCGGCTTGCTGCGCTCGGTCAGGGCGAACGCGGCCTCACCGTACGTCGCACCTTCAGCAAGTTCGACCGTGTTGGTCGCCGTGTGGGTGGTCTCCTCCATGTACTTGTAGTCAGACTGGGCGATGGTGCCAGACGGCCACGAGTTGATCACATGGACGGCGGGGCGTAGGGGGGTCAGCTCGACGCGGCTGTCACGCTGGTCGAACGGGTCCCAACCCACAGTACGCTGGAACAGGGTCTTGACCTCTACGCCCTTCACCTCATGGGCAAAGTGCTTCCGGCTGATCGCGCCGTTGAGGGCCTTGCCGAACGCCACCTCGAAGTTGTCCACCTTGAGGCTGGACGGCATGGCGCCATCGGCCGCCTCATGGGTCTCCGGGGCGTAGGAAGCGGCGATGCGGGCGGTCTGCCGCAGCTCCTCAACCTTCTTGCCCCAGTCCCCGGCCTCCTCGTTCAGGTCACGAACGGCCGCGAGGGCGTCGTCCTTGGTGGCGTAGCCGCTGACCTTGCTCATGTCGTAGTCGGGGCCAGCCTGCTTGAAGATGTCGGCGATCTTCTTCTTGGTTGCGTCGAGCTTGGCCTGAGCCTCGCGGAGCGCAGGGAAGTTGAAATTCGGGTCAGACATTGTCTACTCCTTGATTGAGAGCGACGAAGCGAAGGAACTCCTTGTATCCCTCGTCAGTCGCGTCCTCCTTGGTTTCAGTGTGTGCAGTCAGTACGGCGTCGAGCTTCGCCAGTGCCTCGCGGAGTCCAGCTAGACCCTCTCGGTTCACCTTGGAAAGCTGCTCGTCGTACTTGGCACGGAGGGCAACTACCCGTTCCGTGCTCTCAATCACCGACTCAACCGCATCTACGGCCGTGTCGATCTCCTCCCTGAGGGAGTAAGTCTTCTTGGGCTTGCGAGGTTTCTTGTCCTCGTCCTCG